TCAGCGCAGGTGATATAAAAAACGATATATTGCACGGCGAACGATTTGCTTCGATCCCGTTCTTTACTGGATCAGGTGGCATTGGCCGTCGTCAGTGCACACGAGAATACAAAATTGATCCGATCCAAAAACGTGTACGAGAGTTGCTTGGTCTCAAGCCACGGCAACGTAACCCTAAAGAAAAGATTGTTGAAATGCTGATCGGCATTTCGCGGGACGAAATCCAACGCGTAAAGGAAAGCCGTTGGGAGTACATGCATCATCGCTTTCCTTTGATCGAGCACAAGATGACACGTGAGGATTGTAAGCAGTGGTTTGCCGAGCGGTATCCAGACAGGCATTTACCACGGTCAGCCTGTATTGGCTGTCCATATCATACAGATCATGAGTGGCGGCATATGCGCGACAATGACCCAGATTCGTGGGCCGAGGCCCTAGAGTTTGACGACGCGGTTCGTGACTCACCTAAACGCAAGGGGATGGAGGATCAAGTATTCCTGCATCGTCAGCGTGTGCCACTTCGAGAAGTGGATCTTTCAACGCCTGAAGATCATGGGCAGTTGAGTTTCTTAGATGAATGTGAGGGGATGTGTGGCTTATGAATAGGAAACAGGTCTTGGCGAAGGCCAAGATGTTAATCAACAAAGATCGTGACTACGAATACGGTGACGCGACCGAAGCGTTTCGGGATATCGCTAAGATTTGGAATGTTCTTATAGATACCGATTCAATGGATCCGATTTCTCCACAAGATGTAGCGATGATGATGATCGCCATGAAGCTAGTGCGAATTAAGAATAAATCTGATCACTGGGATTCGTGGGTGGACATTGCAGGTTATGCGGCACTTGGGGCAGAAGCTTCGGAAAAAACAAACTGGCTTACATTTGGAGAGCAACGATGAAAAAACTACCAGAAAACTTTGACTACGCATGCATTGGCATTTCACCTGGAACAGAGCTTGGTGAAAACAAACTGGTCTATGACGCTGAGGTGATTGTCGATTTGATCATGACCTCGAGTGAAAGATCCGAGGGCCAAGCTTGGGAGTACTTTTGGGACGAATTCGCACCCGAGTATAGCAATTTTGCGATATTCATGATCCCGGGTGATATCGAAATCATTATGTCGGAGTGGGACGATGCCTAAAGATAAAAGCACAATCAACTTCTTAGAACGCCTAGAAATGGACATGTTGGAGGTTGATTGGTGCGCCCCTGAAGTCTTCCCTGACCTCACCCAGTCCAATTACATCGCTGTGGACTTGGAGACATGCGACCCTAATCTCATGACTCTAGGTCCCGGCTGGGCTCGGGGCGACGGTTTCATAGTAGGTGTTGCGGTCGCCGCCGGTGATTTCAATGCCTACTATCCAATCGCGCATCAGGGCGGGGGTAATCTTGAAGCGTCACGCGTAATGAAGTGGCTCAAAAAGCAAATGGCAACGCCAAATATCCCCAAGGTTTTCCACAACGCAACGTATGACCTTGGGTGGTTGCGCCATGCAGGAGTAGCAGTCGAAGGCAAGATCATTGATACGATGATCGCGGCACCTTTGCTTGACGAAAACCGGTTCTCTTATTCGCTGAACAACTTAGGACGCGATTATTTGGGCGACAGAAAAAGCGAAAAAATGCTACGTGCTGCCGCCGCAGATTTTGGACTCGATCCAAAAGCGGAAATGTGGAAACTACCGGCTAAATATGTGGGACAATATGCAGAGCAGGACGCCGCACTGACCCTGAAGCTTTGGAATCATTTTGAGAACGAACTTCAGAGAAATGAGTTGACCTCAATCTTTGAACTCGAAACCAGTTTGATTCCTTTGATGCTTGAAATGCGCTCACGCGGAGTACGAGTCGACGTTGATAAGGCCGCGCAAACAAAAGTTCAACTAGCCAAGCGAGAGAAAGAAATTGCGGCAGAGATTAAGCGGCAGACGGGAATTTTGGTTGAGCCCTGGGTGGCAACAAGCGTGGCCTCAGTCTTGGGACACTACGGAATTGAGTGCTCAAAAACGGATTCGGGCCAGCCGTCGATTACCAAGGCGTTCTTGCAGGCATGCCCTCATGAAATCGCGGGACAGATTCTCAAGCTTAGAGAACTGAACAAAGCAAACAGCACTTTTATTGACTCGATTCTTCGGTACGAACACAACGGCAGGATTCACTGTGAATTTAACCAGTTGCGTTCAGATGAAGGCGGGACAGTGACTGGGCGTTTTAGTTCGAGCAATCCAAACCTTCAACAAATCCCCGCACGAGATGCGGAGATTAAAGCACTTATTCGTGGCTTATTTCTTCCTGAAGAGGGAGAGAAGTGGGGGTCGTTTGACTATTCGAGCCAAGAGCCGAGGTTATTGGTCCACTATTGCTCGATCTTAAACCGGAGCACTCGGTTCAATACACGAGGCATTGACGAGATTGTTGCCGCATACCAAGAGAGTGACGTGGACTTTCACCAGATGGTTGCGGACATGGCAGGGATTAGTCGTAAGGAAGCGAAGACAGTTAATCTGGGGATCATGTATGGGATGGGACAAGGGAAGTTGGCAAATACGTTGGATATCACGGTACCAGAGGCGAAAGAACTATTGGATACATATCATAGTAAAGTGCCCTTCGTTAAATCCCTCGCCAGTGAAGTCTCCAAACGAGCCCAAGAACACGGACAAATCAGAACCCTCTTAGGGCGGAAGTGCCGGTTCGATATGTGGGAGCCTGCGAGCTTTGGTTACAACAAGGCAATGAAACTGGAAGAGGCACAAAAGGAGTACGGTCCCAACATTCGTCGGGCGTTTACATACAAGGCACTGAATAAATTGATCCAAGGTTCGGCAGCCGATCAAACAAAGAAGGCGATGGCTGATTGTCATGCCGAGGGGTTGATACCACTGCTGACGGTGCACGACGAACTGTGTTTCTCAATAAGCTCCGAGGGCCAAGCTTCGCGGATCAAAGAGATTATGGAGACTTGTGTTCCGCTTCAGGTACCAAGCAAAGTGGATCAGGAATTGGGGGAGAACTGGGGAGAGGTGGGGTAAGCCCATACTCTTCCATGCACTCGGACCATGAGTCGTATTCAAGATTTGGATGAATAAAGTCATGGACTTTGTAGCGTTTTGTTTTTACCCCTTCAAAACGAGAAACGGGTACAAAAAGTACCCGTTCTTGTGGAATCCCTACTAAAGCGACAATGTCGCAGTCCGTCGGCTCTAATGGTTTTTTGTTCTGACCGCCTTTCGAGACGCAGAATTGATAACCGGGGCTCTTACTGTTGCCCCCGTTTTCTTTAATATTACTGCCCTTGACTTGAATACGCCAAGTGTAATCGTATGCAAAAGCAACGATGTCTGAAGTTCCGAGGTTCACGATTTCCGCTTCGATGCCCATCTTGGACAAACGGAGAAGGCAGATCAGCTCGCCGATCCGCCCCGTTTCGACTTCTTTCATGGTCAAAAATCAGATGAATCCTCACCTGTCTCCATCATTTCGGCAAGCCGTGATGCACGAAGGCCAACCTGCTCTGCCCAACGGGAGTCCATCATCTGGTTTGAAGCTTCCATCCAATCGCCGGCTTCAATGGCTGCAATCATATTCTTGAACTGCTTAAACCGAGGCATACCAAGATTAAAGACCATGTCGATCACAACGCGTTGGCGAATTGGATCTAGATCCGCGTACCAATCAAAGCTAGCGACAAGCTCATCTGTAGCAATGTTCACATCGTTGTTAAGGATGTAATCAATTTCGTCATCAGACAGACCACGTTCCTCGATGTTGCGACCGACGCCAATGGTTAAGTAACCGGCGGTACATTTGTATGGCTTGTGCTCCACGCCTTCATGCAATCGAAGTTGTGTAAAAAGTCTATCTCTATCCATTATTAGCTCCCGAATGTTGCTCTAGTTGCTGGATCTGGTACAAGAATAGGCGACACTTGTTGACGACTTTGTGACGGTGCGTTACCTCTCATGCTGAGAGTCGGTGAAAGATTAAACTGGGGTAAACCACCTGCTTGTTTCGGCGGAGCAACTAACTGATTTAATTCTGAAATTCCGTTAGATGTAGCGCCTTGCGCTACAGGCTGTTCTGGTCTTTCTGGACTCGGACGGCCAAGTCCTTGTGCCTGCATCTGTGCCGTCACTTCCCAAACCTGCTCTAACGTACGCCCCAGCTGGTCGTAATCAACGCCCTGCCCAGGTCGAATGCCCGTGGGCCGAGTAATCAGCTTCAGGTATGTTGGACTACGCAATAGTACCGAGGCCGCTTTAATCGCACCGGCGGTAGACAAAGTTGCGAGAGGCGCGGTCAACATACCGACCACACCAAGAGATGCCGCGATACTAGCGGGTGCCAAAGCGCCGAGACCCTTGATTGGTTCGTCTGATAATACGCGAGACGTCTTCGCAAACTCCTTGAGTGCCTTGGTGGTTTCTTCACCAAACATCTCATTGAGCGTTGAGTCACCGTAGTTTTTAAACAACGTCTCAAGTTTACCGGCATACTGACCGCTCATGAGTGAGTTCATAAATGTTTCACTGCTAACGTCGGGAGTTCCTGCGCCTGCAATCAATCGTTGTAAAGACAATGTTCTAACATTTTCCATGATGGATGGATCAATACCGTCGAACAATTCTTTGGCCTGACGAATTTTGTTTGCACCATTCTTCTGAAAGATCAGGTCAACAACGCCCTCAAAATTGTCTTCTTGCACTGCACGCTGAAGATTACCGAGTAAGCGGTCGCCTTTAATTTCTTTTTGCTGACCAATAAAG